GTCCCGACGATGACGCCGTTATCGAGCAAGCTAAAGATTTGCTGATCACCTCCTTCCACGTTTGGCCTGGCGTAGGTGCTGCCAACCATTTCACCCACGCTCAAGCTGTTTCCGAGAATACCGGTATCCCTCAAAATCTCATGCGGGCGATTGCCGAAGACCTCTAACTTTGTTTTCGCTCCTTCTCTCTTGAGCGTTGCCCATGCGATGGCTGCCGCCTTGGCCTTAGCCGCTGCCATGTCCATCGACATCGCAAACCGTGCCAGCCGCGTGCCGTAAATCTGCCGCCATCGCTTTAGCTGTGCCGCGTTCAATAGGCCCGACTTGCCGCCAGGGGCCTTGCTGTTGCCGCGACCGAGGCCAGCTTGCTTCTTCAGTCCAGACTGTTCGCCCGGTCCAAAACGACGCGAATAGGCCAGCGTCTTTGGGCTGAGTCGTGGCCACCGCGTTCCATCCGCACCGACGCCGCCGCGAGCCGCTGACAAAGACGGCTTCGGCCACCTGCGAACGCCTGTGACCCGACAGACTGGCCACGACATTTGCGACGATCTCGATCGCCTCGCTTCTTCGGCCACGGAAGTAAACTACAGCCATGCTGGGTTCGCCTCCACTTGCTGGTCAAAGTGTCGCGGAAGCTTGCTGGGCGTCATGTCGCTGCTGCCCGTGACCACGCGGACCTGTCGTTCGCTGAACCTGCGATCGACTTGCAGGTTAGACCAACGAGGGACGTTAGCCGTGCGGGTCGCAATGACGTTGCCATTTTCGTCGGTGATCTGATACGTTCCGTCGGCGATTTGATCCAGAAGGCCGCCCTTCTGCATGATCTCCTGATATCGCATTTCCAGCGAAGCAGGGGGAGGGTTGCCACGTCGCAGCGTCAATTCTCGCAGCGTGATGATCGCGTAGAGTTCCGCCAACATCGGCGAACCTACCAGCAGTGCGTAGTCATACCGCTGCGCGAGCCGGGCCGCCATCAAACCACTGGCGTAGGTCTTGCAGTCATCGAGTACCTGCTGCTCGTCGTAGACGTGATCCGTCCACGTGCCGATACCGTAGGCGCTCAGATAGCGCTCGAGGTATTCATCGGAAGCAAGCGGCGCAAGCATGGCGGAATGGTCCAAGTGAGGCTGCCGCCGCCAGGGTCAATGAAGCAGCGGCAGCCTCTGGGAAGTGTTACAATTAAAATACGACGGTTCCATAGGCGACGGAATCAGGCACATGGTTGACAATGAGTGCATTGTCGAGCACAAACAGATCGGTTGCCGTTGGGTTCGACCGTTCGACCGCCCAGCTAGCTACGCCGACCTTGGTATTCTTATTGCCGCCGTCGTACTCGGCGATCGGCTCGCTGCCCTGGTAGCACTGAATCACATCGTCGCCGGGTTCAAATCCGATAAAGATCGCTTCGTTTTCGCCGACAATTTTCGTGAACGTGGCGCTGCCTTCAGCCCCCAGATCCAAGCCTTCGTCCGTGATGTAGAACACCACGCCGGGGGCACTGGTCAATTCGCAGATCATGACGTTTCGGCTGGTCCTTCCAACCGCCGGATCAAGCGTCAGCCGCTCGAAACGCAGGTAGGGCGAACGGCTTGTCCCGTGTTCCTCTTGCACATGGTCGTTCTTGCGCATGTAGTCGAACACCTTGTGCCCGCAGATGACCGCAGCCAAGTGACCGCCGTTGAGCCGCTGGAACGCAGCGTTGATGGCCAGCAGATGGTTCGGAATGTTCGTCGTAGACGTAGCCCAACTGGCGTTGATGATGTCGCCTGCACCGAGCATGTCCAACTTCGCCTTGTTGCCAGCCGGCATTTGAAACGAAATCTGGTTTGCGCCCGAAGACGAAAACGTGATGTACTCACTGTCCCCATCAGGCTTGAAGTACAGGCTATCCCGGAGAGCCCCGATTAACTGGGCCTTTCGCCAGTTGCCCGCCTTTTGACCAAGAGTATCGGTCTGCCGCCGGATCATGTCCGCACCAGCCACGTCGCGCTGTGCCGGATCGGTCAGCAGGCCCAGGTTGTGCAGCACCTCGGCAGGCAGACTGACCGAATCGTGCATGCGTGGATATGTAAACGGCGTGGTGCCAAGTGGATTGGGAGCACTCCGGGCCGCCGCTGTGCCTGGTGCTCGACCTTTGGCCACCGTGCGGACATTGTTGTAAATGTTGAACGCGCCGTAGCGGGCATGCCCAAAGAACACCTCATTGGCTCCACCCGGTCCAAGCCCGAAGAGTTGCAATAGCCAATCCGATGCAGCCGCCTTTTGCGAGACGACCTTCGTGAGCACCTGAGGTGAAAGGATGGTTTGTAGAGCAGCCATAGTCTAAGCTTCTGATTGATTGGTGAAGGTGAATGGGGTACGGCTAGTTTAGGTGGCAGTCGTTGCGGCCGGGGCGAAGCAATCTGGGATCCACTTCAACACGCCGCTTACATAGCCGGAGTAAATGTTCAGGGTCGCGCCGATCTGTTGATTAGCCGTGCTGAAGGTAATTGAGTCCATCGACAGGTCGTTCAGTCCAGCGATGTTGTCACCCTCGGCACTGGCGATCGTCAGGTTTTGGGCTACGGTATTGATAAACCGGAAATTGAGTCCAGGAACTAACGCTGGCAACGTGAGCGTTCTAGCCCCAGCGCCAGCACAACTAAACACCGTGCCGGTTTGAGACGCCGTGATGGCTCCAGTGGCGATTACAATCGCATCGCGTGTCAAAGCGCCGGACAACGTGCCTTGCGGGTCGTCATCGAGTCGGCAGCCGAACCTGGCTAGCGCCACACGGGCCGCGTACTCAGCGGCGCTGCCGACCAGCGCGGCTCCAAGGTACAGCAGACGAGACGCTTTGAGCGGAGCCTTGATGACAACGTGCGCGAACCGATCCACTCCAGCCAGAGAAACTCGGTCAAGCGTGACAAGCTCCACTGGCAAGATCGAATGCAAAACCTCTGATCCATCCGTAGCCGTCAGATCCCACTCCTTGAGGTTGCCGCTGGCCGTAATCTTGCCGAGCAAAAGCCCCTTGCGAAGCACCGCAGACGAAGACGACCCAGCGTCAACGGCGCTGCTGTCCACGATAGCATCGCTGCGCAGGACTTCGATGCGAGACTCATCCCCGCCCCAAAATAGTTCAGCGTCTTGGCTGAATACAGCCTCGCCTACGCCAGGCATTCCAAATTGTCCGATACTCATTTTCGCGAATCGATTGCTAGTGGTGTGGGTTGATGGTGAATGCTCGTGATGCCTAGACGCGACCGCCAATCGCCTTGACGGCTTCGTCTACTTCGGCCTTGGTCAAGCCGCCGGTTGATGTCCATGCGTCTCGCGGTTCGACGACCGACAGCCGCTGGGCCGCGCTGGTCCGCTGCTCGTCCGTCCAGAATGTGCCTTGAGGCACGGTCTCCGCCCAGTCGAGCCATTTTTCGAGGTCGCTCTGGGCTGCCGTGCCGTTGTTGTTCAGACTCAGCCGAACGACTGCCAAGGCTTGCTTCTGAGTGTCTGCTTGGGCTGGAGTGCAACGACCACTGCGTACCGCTAGCGTGAGCCGATCGCCAAGCTGCTTCTTGTAGGCCGCCTCGGCGAAAGCGTAGGCCGCCTTGGCCTGGACGCTCATGGCCGCAATGGCAGGAGTCGATTCCGTTGGCGTGCTGCTGGTGGAATCCGACGGCAGGTTACCGTCGTCGTTGTTGTCTTTGCCGTCATCGCGACTGCCAAGCAATGCAGTCAGCGCGGCGCGTAAATGTGCGATCAGGTTTTCGTCGGTCGTGTCTGGTGGTAGCGCGACGCCGTAGTCATTGAGCAAATTCAACACGCTGTCCAACAGGTCAGGCCCCTGCGGCGTGTCTGGTCCGCTCGCATCCGCCGGTAGTGAATCGTCTGAAGGAGTGTTTGCTTCATCGGGTAGATCGGTCTTTGAATCATCACCCAGTCCCATTCGCACAGCGGCTTGAAACCTAGCTTGACGCGACTTCGCATCTCGCTGCCTGATGGTCTGCTTGACTTTCTTGGCCATAGGTATTGCACTCATTCTGATCGCGCATCGCACGATCGCGGTTGATGGTTGAAAACTGGTTTGCGTGTAGTCCACCGGATGATCGACCAAATCAAAACTGGTGATCACGTCGCTGTACGTGTTGCCCGCTCCGTCGGTCCACTCAGGGAAAATTACCGGCGACACGAATACCGCGTTGCTCTCGATGACTTCTTTGGCCTTTGGCGTCAACGTGCTCAGCACAATCTCTGCCGCTTGCCCGTCGGGCGTTACTCGGAAGGATTGCAGACGGCCAACGGTCGCAGCCGCCGACCGATTCTGCTTGCGAGCCAGTACGTCCATAGCGATCGGTTCAAGCAAGTCGATTTCGCTGGAGTGATCGAAGTGGCTTGGTATTGCGTAACCAACCGCCTGCAATCGGTTGACTTGCGATTCCCAGTGCTTTAATCTTTGTGGTGTAACTACCACCTCGCCGTCCGGGCTGTGATAGGTTCCCACCTTCAAAATGGACTTGCTGAACGTTTCGCTCATGTGGCAATCATTGCAACGCACAACATGCGATGCAAATAGATTGCGTTCCAAACATGCCAAACGTTCCAAATGTTCCAAAAATAGATTGCAGGGGAGCCTCTGGTGTCACAACCCACTCGAAAATCCAAAGCGATCCTTGATGCAAAGCGGGCGCTCGCATCCGTGCAAGGTCGCGGTCTGATAACTGCAATCTCGTTCGCGCGAGACATGCGGTCGTGGATTCGCGAGTTCTTTACACGCTTTGCAGCCTCGCGAGGCTACGGGCCAATGCTCGATCAATTGTCGTCTCGCATTCACATTCTCGGCGAGCATTTGCGGATGACCGCGATGGCCTCTTGGATAACCGGGTTCGACTGGGCTTGGAAGCAAGTGCCCAGGTGGGTTGGCGAAAGGATATTCCCGCCGATCGTTCCCGAGTCCAAGCGGCCTAGCGATCGAGGTGATATCATTCCGCCGCCGTCTCGCATTTTGGTTCCTGAAATGTTCGCCGACGAACCGACGCTCCGATTCCTGAACATCGAAGCCGCCGCCGAGCGACTAATGAGCCGCAAGGTAATGACACGTGACGAGTTCGACGCCGCCGACGCCGCCGCCCGCCGGGACGCCTTCACCTTCACCGCCGATGTCCAGCAGGATGTCACCCGCCGAGTCCGCGATACGCTGGCCGAAGATATTCAAGACGGTACGTCGCTGACCGGCTTTACCAACAAGCTCAGCGAGCGGATGGATACTTCGATGCTCAGTGACGCTCGATTGGAAACCATCTATCGATGGCACACCCAGAAATCATTCGCCGATGGTGAAGATACGCTGACCCGTAACCCGGTCGTCAGCGCCGTGTTTCCGTATCGGGCCTACGTGGCGATCCATGACGGCAGGGTTCGCCAAACGCACTTGGAATGCGAGACGCACGGGCTGGATGGCACGAACGTCTACCGGGCCGATGATCCATTCTGGGAAAAGCACAGGCCGCCGTGGGAGTACAACTGCCGGTGCATGTCGTATCCGATGACGCTGGACAAAGCTGCCGCAGCCGGTGTGAGCGAGGCGAAGGAGTGGATGCGGACCGGCAGACCACCAGTTGATCCTGAGTATCGGGGGCCGCTGCCAAGCGAGCATAGCATCGCCGTCTAACTCGCCAACAACCGATCGGCGTCGCTGCCCAGCAGGATGCCGTTCGTCACCGTGACCAGCCGGTAGGGATCGTTCAGCGAACCGCCTTTGTTGAGCGTCAGGTTCGTAATAGTACGCGCTCGAACGTCGTGGCTGGCGTCCATCGTGCCCGGACCCACAACCGCCGTTGTGATCGTACCACTGGAATTGTGGACTACCCTGCCACCTCGAACCGTCAGCGTTGTCACGGTCGCCGATTCCTGCAACTCAACCGTTCCGTTATCAACCGTGACGTTAGTTATATTGGACTGAGTGCTCGACCGACCCGTATTGATCAGGCTGCTGACGGTCAATCCTCGCCCGATCCGCACCGATGCCCCCTCGGCACATCGAACCGTACCGCACGTGAGCGTTTGACCCGGATCGGTCGCCAGCCCTACATCGCCGCTGAGTACGTTGATATTCGTGCCTGCATCGTCAGCCTGCAATTCGATCGGTGGTGTGGTGTTCTGCGCTCCGCTGGTCAGTGACGCCCCGTACTGCGAGCCGCCGACCAAGATCGTAGATGCCCCGGACACGCGCAAGCGGGCTAGCGACGGTCCGCGACCAGTCCCCGTGCCCAGCTTTACGTCGGGACATGTGATGACAGCCACCCGCGATCGATACTCCACATAGGTGCCGGAGCGCATGTTGGGCAGGCCCAGTTGCCCAGACTGCATTTCTAATTTCACAAGGGAAAGTGAGATGGTCGGCAGCCCATAGAAAATCTTGGCGTCTCCAGCGATGGAAACCGTGTCACCGTTGGCAGGCACAGCGCCGGCGCTCCAGTTGTTCGGGTTGGACCAGAAGTTTGGTCCTGTGGCCACCGTCGGATTGGCGACCGTGGTCGTACCCGCAGAACTAACCTTCGATGCGGAAACCGTGCATGGTATGCCGACCGCTCCCGTTCCCGTGACAACCGCTCCATTGACGGTCCAGGTGAGTTCGAGGAATTCGGGAGCCGTTTCGGCAGCCGCCAGAGCCTTGAGCGCCGCAGCCACAGTAGATGGCGTTTCCGACGCGCCGCATGTGTACGTTACGCTTTTCGTGACTCCAATCGTAATGGTAGCCGTGTCGGCGGATGCCCACGTGCCGCCCAAGGTGATGGTTGTGACCTGAGCGACGCTTTGTGCCCCACCCGTCCAAATTGCATTTGCCATGTTTTCTATCCAAAGAAAAGTTTGTATTCACCCAAAAACGAGCCGCAAGGCGTTAGCCTGCGGTCTTCTTAGCCTGCGGTCTTCTTAGCCCTCAATTCTCGCTTGGTGTAACCTCGCTGATTGGCCTCGAATCCGACATTGCCGTAGCCCCGTAGAACCGGACCAACTCGCTGCGTCGAATTCGCCTTGACCCGCTGGGATCGCGTTCGAAACGCAAGAACCCTTCGTTGACCCAGCGAATAATCGTGGTGTGCGAACGATTGACCAGCAGACCCGCTTCCCGGAAGCTCATTAGTTGGTCATTGGGAACTTGCGGCTTACCTTTGTTGGACGACTTTTTCGCCGTGGCCATCATGATCTATCCTTTCAATAATCCGCCCCAACTGGACGACTGCCGCTTGCCGACGTAGCAAGCGTAACTGGTCATGTCGATTTGGTCAGAAGTTTCCTTTGGCAGCCCAGTCCAGACCGTCATTTCTCGAACATAGTCGCCCATCCACGACGGTCTATCGCTGGGCAGCAGAATCTTACCGAGTTCAACGCGAGAAAGCATTCCACTTGCAACTGCCCGTTCCAGCTTCGCGCCTTGGGACGAATCGCCCATGCCTGCGATAACGGGACCAACCAACCGTGTCTGGCAGCATTTTATCTCGGCCACCAACGGTTTGCCATAGTGGGCATTCTCGATGAACGCCTTCTGCACGTTCCACGTTTGCAGCACTTCGGGTATCTGCGACTTGAGTTCGTTCCAGTCCACTTGCGCCCGCCACACATGCCGGAGGAACAGCAGGTCGTTCAAGACGAACTTCTGGCCGTTTACGCTCGTCGTGAAATGCGGCAGGCTGTCCCACACGCCGCACACCGACCAACTAGGCGGATCGCCGCGACGCTCAGCCGCCTTCTCTTTCGATGTGCCCGCCGTATCGACCGTGGCTATCCTCTGGCAGCTTGCAACGGGTACAGCATGCTCGACGCCCGCCAAGTTGAAGTGGAATTTGTCATCGGCAATCGAGTATTCCTTGAGCCATTCGGATTGGATGATCGCCCCCTCGGACGCCTTCCAATTGCATTCTAGCAGCCTCTTGCGTTCGATCGCAGGCAGGGCCATCAGCCGCCCTCGGTAGCCAGGGTCCTTCAGGTTCAGTGACGGGTTGTCGCTTAGTTCCGCTTGAATGAACGTCACGCTCGGTATGTCGGTTGGCGCGTAATGCGGGAACTGCTCGATGAGCTCCTCGCGCGAATCCGCCCAGTGCATTTGGTCATTGACCCGAACGAAGTATCGCAGGCGGCCCGATCGCTGGGGGTCCGCGTATCCGTCGTCGTCGATCCACCACGAAATGAAGTCGGCTACCCACGATCCCGCATCCGGGTTGCAGGTGGCCCAGACGTAAGGCCGAATGCCGCATTCCGAGCGATTCCGCGACAGCAGGTAAAAGAACTGCGTCTGTGTGAAGTGGGTTAGTTCATCGAAGAATATGCCGCAAATTTGATGCCCCTGGTATTCGTACTTCGTATCCTCGTGTTGTAGATGGCAAAACGACACCACCGCGCCCGACGGGAATCTGGCGTCCAGCTCTTGCCCGCTCCGCATCTGAGCGCCGAAACTCCGGTACAGCTTGTTCGCTTCGTCCCAGATGCCGCCCGGCCCTTTGATCTGAGGATAGGTACGACGGAATATGGCAGCCTTGTATCCCGCGTTGTGAATGCGTCGCAGCGGCTCGGCGACCAGCGCCCAAGACTTACCTCCGCCAGCGCCGCCGCCGTAGATCAGAATATCGGCCTTGCTCTTGAACGCCGACATTTGCGGGCCAGGGTTGGGGGCGATGTGCGTTTCGTCCGACATAGCTACTGCTCGCGCTCGTTGTCTGGCAGTGTCAGGACGATGCGGCCTGCCTGCTCGACCCGTAGGTCAGCGTTTATTTCGTTGGGCAGCATCTTGGCCCACAGCTTGTAGAACTCGGTTGGATTCTCAGCCCCCCAGTGTGTGAGCGCCTGGACGCCGCCAAGGTTATCGAAGGCTTCGGACAGAGCCGCCTTGATACTGGCCGTCACCTTGTTCACCGATCCAGGTTTGCGACCTCCGCCTTTGGCTCTCTTTTTTTTTGGAGTGGCTGGCATTCATGGCCTCCAGACTTACGTTTGCTTTTTCACGAGCTGCACAAGGTTGCTGCCGCTTTGAATGCGAGTGATTTCAACGCCAGTATTGCTGACGACTTCACCGCTGAAACGGTACGGGCCTTCGGCTAGTGATTCGGTGTACACCTTGGGCAACTCTGCCGTTAATCGCCATGTGCTCGCGTCCACCACCGCGACTGTTCCTGTCACCAGCCAATTGTTCTCAGGGCGGATCATACGCTGACCACCAAACCGAAACGTTGATGTCAATGGATCAACTCCAGCGATAGCCGCTACCAGCCATGTAAAGGCCCTGCCGTTGGCTACTAGGTAGTCGTCGCCGATAATAATCGGAGCGATGATCTGGCCACTCGGCGCGACAGGCGGAAGCCACTGGGGCACCGGCCCAAGATCGCTGAGCGTTTCCTGGATGTCCGTAAGCTGTGCCGCGAGTGGACTAAAGTCCAGATCACCGAGCGCGTCCATCGTTGCGTAGTTCGCAGTCGGCAACGTCCGAGCGGCAAGTTCCGCATCGGTCACATAGTCGGCAGTCGCAAGCGTCCGCTCTGTAATCAATGTTTCAAGGTCGACTTGCACCGGTGCAATAGCCGATGGCACACTCGTCGCGAGCAAATCCACCGAATTCTCCAACAACGTCATGCTGGCGGCCAACGCATCAAATTCGACGGCCATCGGCAGCGGTTCTAGCTCCATTGACGCCCAGTGTGTTGATGATCTCGGGCCGCCGATGCCAACGAACGTTGCATTGAAAAATTCGTCCATCTCGGCAACGATTGCCTTGTAAGGGTGCCCCTCGAAAAACGCTCTGACCCGCGTACCCGTCACGTGCACCTGTAGCCAATAATATGTGCCGCTCGTTAGGCTCGGCGCGGCTGCCCCGCTCAAATCGAGAACTGTAGTAGTGCTCGCGCCGTCAAATTTCGAGAGACGAAACCACGAACTCCCAGCGTTCTGCGTCCATAGGATCGAGTACCCTCTGTTTGACGCATCTGTGCGAAAGTAGAGACGCCCATACTCCGCGCCAGTCACTCGCACTCTCGCGCGCAGGATATACGACGTGCACCCCGCGTCGATCGTGTAAAGAGTGCCCAGCGCCGTAAAGTCATCCGCCGCCATCTTAACCGCAGGGGTGCCGCTGTCATCTACAAGCGTCATATTTACGCCGACGCGCTTGGTCCACTTACTCTTGGTGGAATTGATCAGTGGCGTCCAGTCTGATAGGAGCGTACCCGGCGTTCCTGCGAACCCATCCAGGACAGAGAATCGCTGGCGATCCAACGATTCCTGTATGGCGACGTAAAGCTCTTCAATTGTTGTCGGTGGTGGCATTACCAAACCTGCCCGTTGATGTATTTGTTGCCGCTCGACGTAACTGCTACGTGCGCCGGATTCGAGAAGAAATTTGTCACGGCAAAGGCCGCGTCAATTACGTTGTCGCGAAACAGTAACGTGCTACCTGGCGTGTTGGAACTTAACGAAACTAGTCTCGGCGTATTCGTCGCGTTATTATCGCGTACCTTCTTTTGTGATCGGCGGACGCTGAATAGATTCCTTTCAGCTACAGCGCTCGCCGTATACCCAGCCTCAAGACCAGCACGAATTAAAACGCACGCCGGAAATTCAACCGCATCGGAAATTTCAATGAGATTATCGCTCACTACCAGGTCATTGACTTGCACAGTGCTGAAATTTACGTCCGCACTGTTGTCCACGCCCACGGCTATTCCATACGCACGACCGTTGCGAAACATGTTGTGATGGATGTTGACGTTGTTGAACGTCGTTTCGCCGCCGGAAACGGTGGTATGTAAGCTAGTGATTCCAACCGATGCTGCCCAACCATTCTTGCAATAGTTGTAGGCTACCTCGATGCCATTCCATTCTCCGTCATTTGTTCCGTTGCCAATCAATTGAACGTCTGCATCGGATGAGCAGCCAAGTATTTTGACGTTGGCGATATTTTGGTTGATTGCAGGCGTTAGCGAAATGCACCAAGAGTCATTGTTGCCGTGCGGCACACGCGCGCCCGACTCGATGAACCGGCATCCGATGATGCTGATATCGCTGATTGGCGCGGGCGTAATCCCAGTGCCCGACAGGCTACCAAATGCGATACAGGAGTTGTATTGCCGCCATACTCCAAGCATGTTCCAATCAAATCGCAGATTCTCGATGCGCACGTCCACGCCGTTGACGTGGACAATGTGATTCCTGTCTCCCATTCGCTTGAGCGTCGCCGGGTTGGCTGGGTCCGACCACAGCCGCGATGAACTGGGAATTGCCAGCGCGGTTGCGATCTCATAGACAGCACCAGCCGGTAGTTCCACGTCATCGTGCGCGGCCAGCAGAGTGGCCAGCGCCGGCGTGTCGTTACCCGATCCCGATGGTGGATTTGCTACTGCCATCGCTAAGCGTCCGCATCCTACATGCCTTTGAACATGTTGATGATGATGATGACTGTCTTGAACAACTCGACCCAATCAATCGTCTTGAGGAACTCGCCGAATGCTCCTGCCTGTGTTTGCTGGCTGCGTAAAAACTGAATTAACGCCCATTCCTTATCGTTCAACTCATGGCAATCGCCGTTGCCGCCATCGTCGCCTGGTGGCTCAGGAGTCGGCTTGTCGCCGTCATCCCAAATCGGAGCGCCGCCGATGGTGTCATCGACCAACGCAAAGATGCCGTTCTCGGTGGGCGTGCGTGGCTCTGCCGCTTCGCAGAAAATTCCGTTCTCGCATGGCATGGTCGGACCATCGGCGATTTCGCGCAGCCCATCGGGCCGCAGCGGGATGTCGTGGAACGCGACCTCCTTACCGTACACCTTCCAAATCCAGTGTGTTTGCTGCCCAGCACATTTGCCGCCCCAACTCCACGTGAGCAGCGCGATCGTCACGCCGCGCGAATTGTAAATACTCGATCCGCTTTGCCCGCCGATAGCATCCGGCAAGCCTTTAATGAGTGGCGAATTCGGATCAACTTCGACCGATCCAAACGGCTTGAGTTCACTCGGCCACACACAGCGAGCATGGCCGCGTGTAGCGTATGGTGGCGAATCGGGCTGCTTTTTCGACAGAGGGATATAGCTTGGAAAGGTTACAACGCCCGCATCGATCTTGAGCAGCGCCGCGTCGATCAGTCGTTGATCCGAATAAGCCGCCCATACAACGCGGGCTTGGACTCGCTGCCTTGCTCCACTGCCGGTATCGATGTCGACGTTAATCACGCGGCCGATGCGAGTACCAGCAACGTGGGCGTTGGTTAGGATGTACACGCCGGATGTATCCGCGCCAACCGCCGTTCCGCTGCCACACACATTTTCAACGGTCAGCCGCACTTGCGACAAGGAACTTGCCACGGCCACCTGCTTTGAGACGACTGGCGTGTACGGCACTCCGGTTTGAACGACCGGCCCTAGCCACACGCTACCAAAGTCACAGCCCTGCGACGGATTGAATCGAGGTGACGTGATAATCACCGCCCCGTCGTAGTCTCGCTGGCCACTTGCAAAGTATCCCGCCGATGGGGCGCTCAAGGGTGGCGAGTAGCATTGGCCGTTCTCGCAGTTGCTTTGCAAACTGCGGAATCTCGGTAGCAACTGAGCCTCCGCGCTCGACGCCACAAATGCCACAAATAACAGACACGACAGCACGCATCGATTCATTCTCTTGCCCTCAGTGAAACGGAAACCGAAAAACATCGCTCACGCTAAATCTAAGCTAGCCACCCCATGAAACAACCTTGCTCAACAATTTTGCGTTCCAAATGTTCCAAATGTTCCACGCGGCGTTATGGCAGAACGAAATCGCCCTGTATCATTCGATAACCCGCATTCACTGGCCGCGAGTTCGACTGTACGATGCCTTCCGCAATCCGCATTTGGTCCATCAACAATCGCCGAGCGCTGAACCCTCGGCATATCGCGGACACCGCATCGGATGCAGGTTGGCCGATGGAGTGGCACGGCATCGCCAACGGACTGACCAATCCGCGCGGCTACGACTACGGCCAGGCCAACCTGCTTTTTTCCGACGAGGACTTTCAGTCGATCGACTGGTCCCAGCCTCTGGATATCACATGCAGCCACGAGCCGCAGGGCTGGAGCGGTGACGCCAATCCACCGACTACCAACACGGTGTTCAAGTCCTACTCATGCGTTCGCGCTGAGTCGGTCATCAAGAGCGATCGCCAGCCAGCCCGATGGGTAACTCTGGCCGATCGTCGATGGACGTTTCAACGCACTGCCGCCAACCTGCGATTCAACTTGCGTAAGAATGCCGGCACGGGTGCAGCCGGTTACGTCAGTGGCACGCTCGACGGTGGCACACCCTGGACTTGGGCCACCGTCGCGGAAGAACTCTGGAGCAAGCTGCCTGGTTCGACAGCCGGTGCTTTCCCCGGACTGCCGTACACGCCGTCGAGCACCCCAGAGAATCTAGTCTTCGACGGCATGAACACTTGGCGAGCCATCAACCAGGTGCTGACCGCGATCGGCTGCGCCAGCGTCTTTGATCCTGTTGCAGGTGCGATCACCATCTGCCGCTTAACTGAGAATCAACCTGGCTCGCAACTGGTAACCCAAAGTCGAAATCGGTTGCTCTGGGCCAGCGGTCGCTACGACTCGGACTTGTCCATGACCAACTATCCCAGCAAGGTCGTCACGACATTTCCGCGTCTGCCGTTTGGCGGAGATACCGACAATCACTTTCCATTCGCACCGCCTCCCATCACCAAAGAAGCCGCAATCACCAATGCTCAGTCCGAAACCCACTGGCCCGTGACCGACACAATGTTCGCGTGGAACTCCCGGAGTTCAGCACTTCAACAGCGGGCCGACGAAATCCGCGACGCGATCGCCGGACAATTGCGTTCCGCCGTCGGTGCTTTCGAATATCACTACTCTGGCCTTGTCCCCTTTCTGACCGGCAGCGAGGTAACCAGCGTCGAGTTCGTCAGCGATGGCGATCACGGTTTCACCACGATCATTCGTTCCGAACCTGTCGAGATTGATTGGCCAACGCTCGCCCCGATGGTCCCCACGCGATTCGGTAAGGTGGTTGGCCTTCTCGTGTCCAAAGAAGGCTCGTTTGCGAATATCTCCGTTTCGCATGCGTCGCCGGGCTACGAGCCTCTGATCGGTTCCTTGCTGCAAATCTCCGATCCGATGGGCTGCATCCTCGACGCATCTCAAGAGGAACTCGAAGGCGTGCCGATCGTAGCCTGGCTATCGAGCGACGGCTGGCTAGCCGAAAACCGCTGCTGCACGGAAGACGAGGAATAACATGCCAACTCGCTTTTGTTGCTGCAAGGGGTCGTCGAGCAGTTCCTCCAGTAGCTCCTCTAGCAGTTCCAGTTCGTCGAGCAGTAGTAGCAGTTCCAGCAGTTCGAGTTCAAGCTCCAGTTCCAGTAGCTCCAGTTCCAGTAGCTCATCGAGCAGTAGCTCCAGCACATCGAGTTCGTCCAGCACGCCTCCGTCGAGTAGTTCCACGTCGAGCAGT